CTTTTTTCATGCCAGGTTTAGACACCTGTTGTCTCATTTGTGATCGAGATATGGCCATTAAAAGTCTGTTGTCTTGATAAGAAACTCTTCTATCCAAGCCATCTTATCATCCATTTGTATAATTTTAGATTTTATTACAGCAATATCCTGTTGCATTTGTGCAACACTATCTGCCTTTTTTTCAACTGCATTGAGACGCTCTGACCACATGCCCCAAGTCATGCCTATCGTTGCGATAAGCACAACATACGGCAATATTGTTTTTATTTCGATCTTAAACGACATACACAATCCTCATCTGTTTTACAATCGCACATAGCTACCTCCTATTTTGACTTAGCGGACATACCGGTTAGTGGATTATTTAAAGCCTTATTTATCTTTAAGTCAAGACTTTCTTCAAGAAGTTTCATCTCATCTAAAAGTTCTCTATTATCTTCTTTTTGTCTATCTTCGACATCATTAACAATTTCTGTGATATGTCTAATATCACCGTCCATTTGTCTTAAATCTGCTTTTAAATCATCTTTTAATTCTTTTGCAGTTGAAGCTACTAAACTCACTTCTTCTAAAATCATAGACATTTCAGTTTTTATCATGTCTAACTCCTGTTCAATTAGCTCTAATCTTTTGTCCATTTCTGCTTTTGATAGTTCTATTTTTTTATCAAAACCACTTAAATCAGGTGCAACAAATTCATTTATCTTTTCTTCCATATCAAGATATCTTTTGTAAACCTCAAAACCACCATATAAAGCACCTACGGCTGTAGATAATGCGATAAGAACTCCAAAAATCTTGCCTCCTTTGAAGGAGATACCACCTACATTTACTTCTGCCACTGTGCGTCTACCATTTCATTTAATGTTTGATCTTGAGCCATATTAAACAACATACCATACTGGTCTTCTATTGTCTTGTTTAAATATTCTTCGACATTTGTATCTATAATCATAGTTTGTGTATCAAAAAATGTTTTCGTATTACCTAGTATTTGCATAACTATTAATGTTTTTATTTGAGCTGCATCGTCGTATCTAGCTTTATCATCAATCTTTTTAACTATTTTAGTAGCAGCTTTTTCTTTCTTTGATACTTTAGGTTTTAATGGTTTCTCTTCTTTTTGCTCTTCTTCTTGATCTTTTTCTTTTTGTGGTTCTGGCTGTTCTTCTGGTTCTGGTTCCTGTGATTCTTCTTGAGGTTTTTCGTTAGTCTCTTCTTCTACAGGTTCTGGTTCTGTCTCTTCTACAGGCACTTCTTCTTTAGTCTCTTCCATAGGAGGCGGAGCTTCTTCTGTTTCAATTTCTATTGGTTCTGCTTCTGCTTCCATGGGTGGTGGTGTTTCTTCCATATCAGGTGGGGGAGGCATATCCTCCAAAGGAGGTGGTGTTTCCTCAACAGAGGCTACCATGTCAGGCGGTGGTAAATCCAACTCCATCTCCATTTCAATCTCAAGGGTGACCGTCTCTACATTAACGGGCATTTCAACCGCTACCGACTCAGGCATGGGCACAAATTCCATGGGTGGAGGTGGTGCAAAGTCCATGTTAAAATCCATCTCAAACTCTATTTCCATTTCAACAGTTTCATAAGAAACTTCTTCTGTTTCTGGCTCTATTGGTACAAAATCTACAAAACCATCATCTACAATAACGTCATTAAATTCAAAAACTTCTTCAACGTAATCTATTTCTGTGCCGTCAAATATATTTAAATAATAAATTTGCTCTACTGTTGTGATTTGTTGCTCGATAATTGTGCTAATAACGTTATAAAAAACATCAACAGTAACATCATCAAATAATGGCCCGATTGCTAGATTTATATCTCTACCACCTACTTCAATTGTTACTCTATTTAAAATGCCAGAGAAATCGAAAGACCCATTGTATGATTGGTACCCTGAAGAAACTCCAGTTTCAGACAAGATATCAGTTCCAGAAAATACTTGGCTGGTCCCGTTAAGACCTGTGATGTGCATGTATATTCTATCTTGAGCATCTCTTTTATCAACTTCGATAGAATATTTCACTTCTCCACCATTTTGTATATTTAAATCTGAAATATCTACAGTTTGAATAAATGTGGTTCCCATGCCATCGACACCCATGGTTGATGTAGAATTACCAGATCCAGTAATCTGTGCACATTTGTCGGTTCCAAGGGCATAACAATTAGATCCACTTGGCATATTAGCAGGACCTTGTCCTCCCCAATCTATGTCCATATCACCTTCTTTTGATGAATTTACGTATCCGTTTGTGCCATCTAATATATCTCCAGAGTTTTCATTTGTTACAGTCTGTGTAGTGGTAGTTGTAGTTGTCGTAGTGGTTGTAACTATCTCTGTGCCATAATCCTCTTCGGTAACGTCTACTTGCACCTCTTCTGTGATTGTTACTCCTGGTGTACATAAACCTGCCTCTTCTCCGGCAGGTAAACAAACGTTCGCTTTAGAATAAGAGGAAGCCAGTAGTAATAACAAACAAAGCTTTAAAAAGTGGTAAATCAAGTGATCCTCCATTAGGGTTAATTATTTCTTTTTGTGTTTGTACATATTCAGCTTTATATCTACTTCCGTCTGGAATTTGATCTGGATTGTCACTCCAGTATTGAGCGGCCTCAGCACCTATAAAACCTCGTGCAGGACACGGGGTCCCCGCGTCAAGCATGCTATCCCAGACACGTGGGTCTTGACAGAGCAATGCGACAGCCGACACCTTCATGCCGTAGGTGTACTGACTGCGCGATAATTTTAAAAGCTGACATAGCTCATCGTCTACTAACACGCCTGTAGCAAGTCCAACAATATTATTTTGCACACTAGCTCCAACACCTACTTTACATATATCTGAATTAGAATTTGCAATCACAGGTGCATTTGCTGTTGGTGGCGTATTGTTTACTACAGTTGACGACACGGTATTGGTCTCAGCCGATGAGGTTTGCATAGACAAATACATAAAAATTACTGTCATAAATGCACAGAATAAATAAAAATAAGCTTTAAACATCTAACATACTCATAATACCACTAAAAAATTCTTTTAATCTATTATTAATCATATTATTTACAAATTTATTTAATCCATCTGTATTAGTAATATTTAAACCTTGTTGCTCTGCCACACTGGTTATGGCATTAGGATCAGTACCATAAGGGTTGTTTACAATTGGATTCACTGTCTTTATGCCAGGTGCTAATTCACCCTCTGAGAATAGTTTACCTGTTAAATTAGGTTGTGTTATTTGAGAAATAGTACCACCGTGTAATTGCATAATACCGCCTTCAGGTGGACGAAATCTTGCATCTTGAATACCGCCTAGTGGTGGAGGATTATTTAAAATACCACTACCTGTTCCAGGTGTAGTTCCGATCATCAAATTGTTTGGATCTGCTTGTTGAAGTGGAAATTCGCTTGCATTAATAGGCTTACCCATTTCTAAAAACTCAGGAATACGGTTCATTAAAGGGTTCAACACTTCCATCTCTTTCTAGCTTGTCTTAATCTTGAGTTTGGATCTTTTGCTGCTTTGGGAAACTTTTTCATTTGTCCTGCACTTCTAGCACAGAACGATTTTCTTCTTTTTGCTGCTTTAGAACCAGGTTTTACTTTACCTGTAACAGCAGTTTTTAACTTAGAGCCAGGATTGTCTCGTCTGTATTTGGCAACACCAGCTTTAGTCATTCCCGCCCCACTTTTTGTGGAGCGGAAATATTTTTTAGTTTTTGGTGGTTGTTTATCCCTAGCCATCAAAAAATACTGTAACACTTGTTACTGCTGTGCCTAAATCGACAAAGCAACCATTCGAATCGAAATGAATACCCTGATCTGGAATGTAAGGATCTAAGAAATCATCTTGATTAGGTGTATCAATCGCAAGCAAAATACTACCTGAGTCATCTGTACTATTGTGAAATTCCAAAGCACCTGCAGTAGCAGAGCTTACGCCATGCATACCTCTAACTCTTGTATTACCTGCAAAAACTACACCACTTGTAGACGCTGCAAATCCACTAGACACATCTGTAATTGTACCTGAGCGACTTATCTTAGTAACTTTGGTAAATGTCTGTGTAGTAGTTACAGTAGCACTACCCGCAGGACCTGTAATACCAGTTTGTGATACTTCCGTTACTCCGTCTGGTCCAATACCAGTAACATCGAATGTTACACCAGCATTAGTAGTGCCACTTGTTGAAGTAATATTTACCGCCGCAGCAACATGATTAGACTCTGCTCCACCAGTAAAAACACCTGACGCAGTTGTAAGGGTCAAATCCCCAGAACTTGAGCCAGATTGATTTGCACAAATGTCGACAGTAGATGAGCTTATGACTTTAAAATGTTTAGCCTTAATTCTTGTTACTGACATTGTTTACTCCTATTCGTAACTTACAGCTCTATCTTGAGCAGCCATGACATAATCTAAGGTTGTTACCTTAGTGCCTGTAGCGTCACCTGACAAACTCATAACGGCTAATTTAAGATTTGCTGTTGGAATATTTGTCTGTGATGCCCCAACTTCTTGTCTGTTAATGTAAAATCTAACAGTATCGGTTGAAGTTCCTTTTGTAGCTTTAAAACCTAAAGTCACAAAAGTATCATCGGCCAAAGTTGACTTTGTTGTGTCAGCGAATGTTACAGTAGTTGCAGTTCCACCTGATTCAGTTACTCCTGAAATTACCGCACTGCCATCTGCTAACAAAAATCCAATAATGTTATCTGATGCTAAAGCGTTCTCAGGGTTGGTTGCAAATGTTTCTGTTAATCCAACAAGAATATCCATTTGATCTGCATCAGATGTTTTGATTCTTGTTTCAAACCAAATACTATCACCTGCTGTTGAAGGCAGAGCAAAGATCTCATGTTTACCTTGAATTGAAGCACCATCATTTTCTGTGGTTGCTGTAGATGTTAGGGCAATCTCACCACCAGTTGCATCAGCTACAATAGCAGCAGTTGCTCCTGAGTCTTTAACGATTGTCCATCTTAATGTTGTGTCAACTGCACCTTCATAGAAATCATCCATGTAAGTGAATTGATCAGGCCACATTGATTGTTTTAAGTTCTCAAGACTTGCTCTCGCAGATGAGAATAATAAAGGGCCCTTAAAGTGTGTTCCAGCCATATTAAACCTCCTTGGTTGTATAGACCATAACCATGCAGTCTCTATACCGTCTGCTAGCTCAGTGGTGCATGATTGTTTTCGCTAGAATTTCAATATCGCATAAAAAAAGGGCGGAGTCAAAGACAACCGCCCTTATTAATTTAGTTATTTAATGCTTACGCACCTGGTGAACCAAATACACATCTAGGGTCTGAGAAACCAAATGAGTATCTCTCTCTAGCTTTGTATCTTACATTACCTGTGTCGAAGTCACCTTCCATTGAAGTTCTAATTGGACTTCTTTGGAATAATTTGAATCCGTTAGGAATGTCAGTTTTAATGAAGAATGCATCAGGATCAGTTAAGTAGTTGTTTACTGTGTATCCCTCAGGAATCATACCCATATTTCTTGTTGCGTTAATATCGTTATCAGCAGTACCAGGTCTGAAAGCAGACTCAGTTAATCTGTCAGCAACGAATTGTAACTCAGAAGGAATAATAAGTTTTCTACCTTGAGTTGATATTAATAAACCTCTCTCATCTGTGAAAGCAGCAATATCAATTAATGACTGCTCAAGTGATGATTCATTAAGGTCCGCAGCGACTGCAAGTTCATTTCTCAATGTGCCTGCTACAAGCGGGTGTGCGTCAGAAAGAAGTGCTACACCGTCACCACCAGGAAAGCTATTGTCAAAACCGTTATTTAAAACGTTTGCTGCTTTCACCTGTTTAGTGTTTGCCATGGAACGTGCAAGTGCTCTTGTGTATCTTGCTGAGATTCTGTCATAAAGATTATCTTCAACAGCTTCCTCAGTGATTGCAAAACCAAGTGCAATTGTTTCATGTGTGTAACGAGCTGTGAAAGTTTCTGTTGCATTATCATAGATAATTGATCCACCTTCACTCTTCGTTCTTGCATTACCGAAACCTGATAACATTACTTCTTCTTCGAATGCACGATCTGAAGTTTCTGTCTCATAGATTTCTGCGTGTTGAGCGTCGTAGCGCCCATACTCCAAGCCGAACAGAGCGTTCAAACCTGGCTCTAACTCTTTAACGAGTTGACTTCTAGATATAGCCATAGTTTAACCTCCTATATACCTGTAGTATCTCTATACTGATGCTTATTAATTCTAACTAAAATGTTAGCGTTAGCTGCAGTATAGTCACTGTTGTCCACATCTGTTGAAAGTGCGTACACAGCGAAGTTTGAGCCACTGCTGGTTGCAAACGAGCCACCATCTAATGCAACGTTTGAAATACCTGAAGTTGTATCTCCTGCACTATATGTTGCGATGTTAGCTGTTGAACCAACCTGGGCTATTCCGCCATTTGCGTCGTCTACTTTGACTTCGAAAATGACATCTGGATCTGTGATTACGTTAGCAACGATATCACTTGCTGCAATGCCGCCCGGATAGTGATTAGAAAAAGTTGGTTTAGACGTTGTTGGGTCTGTATAAAAGCAACCATTAAAAATACCTAAAAGTTCAGCACCAGCAGAAGATCCACGTGAAATCGATCCATTTGCATTTAATACAACTGGATCACCTTGAAATATTGAATTTGTCTCTCCGCTTGCAATTGATACTTCTTGTTGGCCTTGACCATTATAAGCAGCACCTAACATTTGCACAGGACGAAATCCAAAGTTTCCTTGTTGATTTGCCATAGTTCATCTCCTTTATTATTAAGTATCTTAAGATGGTTTTTTATTACCACCACCAAAAGATACACGACTTTGCCTATCTTGATTCATAGGCATACTTGGATGTTGTTCTCTAAGTGGATCTGATTCCCATGCTTCAGTCTGTTGATCAGTCTTCTGCTTGTAATATGCATTACGTTGTTCAATCATTTCCACAGGCATTCTTGCCAATAGCAAGTCACCTACACTGATGACACCCTGATAAGCTTTGATTTCTCCGTTGTATGCAGAGTATAGACCTTTTTGGTTTTCGTCAGCTCTGACTAATTCCCAGCCTTCTCTGAGTCTGGCGTTGATGTTTTTAGTATCATCTGAACCATTTACTCTATGTCGTAACCATCGTTGCTTATATCCATCAGGACATGGTGGTGCGTCTAATTGAGACGGTGGCTTCCAAGGCTTACTTCTTTCCTCTTTGGCCCTTGTTTGTGCACTTCTTGGTGTTTTTATATCTGTCATGTGTACCTCCTAAACGTACTTAGCATACTCACTTAGAGGAACTCCAAGCTTGTTAGCTATTTTTACCTGACTAGGTGTCAACCTAACAGATTTGCGCCCTGTGGTTGCAGACCTTGTTGCAGAAGCGACTGGTTGGGCGATCTTAGCGCTTCTAGTTGTCTGATCCGAGTCTTCAAAAGACTCAGGAAACTTGTTTTTAACTCTTAAAGTTAACTCATTATAGTAATCATCTGATTCAGTGTCAAATCCTTCTGCAACTAAACCTCGATGTATTCTTTGAGCGTAATCTGTCATCTCAGCGTCAGATCTAAACCAAGTATTTTTTTCAGCCCAAGCCAAAGCTTTTTCAGAAGGTTGTGGTCTTGGAGCAGTGGGTTGTGGATTGACTTGCTGTTGGTTTTCCATTTCCTTTTGGAAGGTTTCATATTCTTGCTCTTTCTTTTGTTTTGTGACTCTTATTCTTTCTGACTCTAAATCTAACTTTGTAAGTGCTTGTCGTGCTTCTTCTTCTTTAGAGTAATCTCCTGCCTCTCTTGCAGCAATAAGAGTTTGCCTTGCTAAGTCTGCAGCCATTTTATTACGCACTTCGCTTTCAGACATATAGCCTTTATCGATGTCATAAGCTTTTGACTTTGCATCAGTTAATTCTTTTTGTACGTTTTGTGCAAATACAAGAGCAGCTTCTCTTTCTCTTTCAGCTTCTCTGACTTTAAAAGTTAATTTATCAATTCTCTTTTTAACTTTATCGGAATATTGATCCATCTCCTCAGTTTGTTCATCTTGGACTTCAACTTTAGGTTTTAAAGGATCTTTTTCTTGAGTCTTTACTTCTTCATATTTATCAGGTGCCACAGTGCCGTGAGACTTATCTTCTAGCTCGACTTCTGCTCCCTCACCTGACGTATCAAGATCGACTAGCTTTTCGTCTTTTGCAGTTTTAAGTTCTGTTTGCATGGTTAACCTCCCATGTTATATAATTGTTAAT